ACCTTATGGGACCGGACGGATGGGGGTCCTTATAGTGGGGGAGGCTCCAGGAGAGTCTGAGGACAAGGTGGGGAGACCTTTTGTTGGACGGTCCGGCCAATACCTGGACTCAGTGTTCCACAAGCTGGGAGTGGACCTGGACTCTGACTGTAGGAGGACCAATGTGATCAACTGTTTCCCAGGGGAGGGCAAGAAGATCCCTCAGTCGGCCGTGGCGTGTTGTTCCCAGAGGCTGGCCAACGAGATCAAAGAGTTTGACCCATTGATCATCATAGCTATGGGGGGCCTGGCCATTCGTGAGACGCTGGGGAACCCAAAGATTGAGACCAGTCCAACCAACGTCCATGGGACAACGTTCTGGTTGGAGGACCGGGTGGTGTTCTGTTCCGTCCATCCTGCGTTTATCTTGAGGAATGAGGGCTGGGATCACGTTTTCCGGAGAGACATGAGGACCGCCCTGGAGGTGTTGGTAAAACCAAAACAGACACATTCCCAGGTTTCCACTGTTGGGATCCGGGACCACCAGGGGTTTGAGGCTCTCCTCAAACGATATGTTGAGTGGAAAGGCCCAATCGCGTTTGACTTTGAGACCACCAGACTGTCCCCGTTTGGGGCCACAGTTGATGACGTTCTCCGGGTGGGGTTCTCAGTGACGGGGTTCCCTGGTCACAGTCTGGAACTGGACCGGATGTCCCCTGAGGACAGAAACAAGACTGTTGACCTGCTCCGGGAGTTTTTCTCAGGGCCTCTCCCAAAAGTGGCGCACAACGGACACTTTGAGAGGCTCTGGGTTGAGCAGGTGTTTGGTGTCCCTCTGGAGAGGTTGATGGGTGACACAATGCTGGACGCTCACATCCGAGATGCTAGACGAGGACATCAGGGGTTAGGGTTCCAGGTGATCAGGATGTCTGGGTCAAGGTACAAGGAGGAAGTCAACACCAAGGACCTGCGATCCGTGTCGGCAGAAAAGCTGACAGACTACAACGCTCGGGATGCTGTCTGGACGATCAACCTCCATGTTGACCAGACGATCCAGTTCTTTCCTGGCATGGCCAATGCTCAACAGGCGCGGCTTTTGTGCCTGGAGGGAGATCGTGTTCTGGCCAGGATGGGGATCCGGGGTGTGAGGGTGGATCGTGGTAGGCTGGCAGAAGCCCATAACTGGGTCACTGAGGAGCGAACGCAGAACGAGTTGATCCTCAGGGCGTTCCCTCTGCTGGCGGCGTTCCAAGATAGGGAACGGCGAGACATAGATCTGGGGAGTCCACGAGACCACAAAATACTGTTTTATGACATCTGTAAGTTCACCCCTCAGGAGTACACTGATAAGGGGAACCCTGTCCTGAGGAAAGAAACCCTGGAGCATATTTCCAACCTGCCAGAGGAGCGGATGACCAAAACTCAAAAAGAAGGAAAACGGTTTGCATCGGAACTGGTGAGGTTCCGGACGTTGAGGTGGTTGGATTCCACCTACTTCAAGGGGTTTGATAAGTTCATTGGGCCTGATGAAAAAGTCCACCCCAACATGGAGATCTCGTTTGCTGAGTCCTACCGTTCCTCCTGCAGTGACCCCAACCTCCAGAACGTTGTGGGCCGGGTAGAGGGAGCCAACAAAATCCGGAGAGCGTTTGTTCCTTCACGAGACCTGTTCCTGTCCTGCGACTACAAGTCCGCTGAGGTTAGGGTGATCGCCATGTATACTCAGGACCCGGTGTTGACCAAGTTTGTCAAGGAGGGGCAAGATTTTCATAGAGACTGGGCCTCAGAGCTTTTCCTGAAGCCCAAGGAGGAAGTGACCAAGCATGAGCGCTACCTGGCCAAAAACGGGTTTGTTTTCCCTCTGTTCTATGGATCGTACTGGAGATCCATATCTCGGAACCTGAACAAGAGAGACGTTTTTATCAAACGGCTGGAAGCAGATTTCTGGGACACCTTTTCTGGAGTTCGGAACTGGCAAGCTGGAGCCCTCCACCAATACCAGAAGCAAGGGTATGTAGAGTTTTTTTATGGGTTCCGGCGAGGGGGTTTGTTGACTCGCCGGCAGGTGTTCAATTCTCCCATCCAGGGGACTGCGTTCCACATGCTGTTGGAAGGGTTGATCGCGGTGGAGGAAAAGATGAGAGCCGCTGGCCTGAAATCTGAAGCCGTCCTCGAAGTCCATGACTCGATCCTTTTTGATGCTGTGGAGGATGAGGTGGAAACTATCAAGGAGATCTGTGAGGAGGTCCTGCTCAGGAACCGTTACGATTGGCAAACCGTCCCTATGGAACTGGACTGGAGCCAGGGGCCTGACTGGGGATCTATGGTGGAGGTATGAGAACGAACTGGATACCTTTGGTCACAAGAGACCGGAAATTCTGGGCCTTGATTGTGGTTGTCTTTGTCGTTTATGGGGTCCTCCTGGTGGGGTTTGCCTGGGATAAAAGTCTCCAGGAGCCACCGGAGATCAAGTTTGACATTCAGTGTCCTGAGTGTGGAGTGCGGTTGGTATGGGAGAACGGTCATGGTCCTTCTTGAGGAACTGAAACAGAAGCTAGGGTTGTGTGCGGTCTGTCAGAACCGGGTTGGGGACGTGTGCAAGGTAGG